TTCGAAACAGAGAAAACTGGTTTCTTAGACTTTACAGAACGGAATCCATTTAGTGAAGGGACTGATTGGTAATGTTTGGACAATTTCACTATCATAGCGCCATACGTAAATATATTATCATGTTTGGTAATATGTTTAATGATATAGATGTAGTACGTTTCAATAAAGCAGGCGAAAGTACTCAACAGATACGTGTACCCATTGCATACGGCCCAAAAGAAAAATATCTAGCAAAACTTAGAAGTGATCCAGATGGTAGAAGAGAGATAGCAATGGTGTTACCTCGATTATCTTTCGAAATTGAATCTATGCTTTACGCTCCAGAAAGAGTACTAAGTCGTTCTCATAAACAAGTTGGTAAAGGTGGAGGAAACAATACTTTAAGACAAACTTGGACTCCAGCTCCATATGATATTGATATGGTTCTTTATGGTATGTTCGCAAACAATGAAGATGCAGTACAAGTAGTAGAACAGATATTACCATACTTTCGTCCAGAGTGGACAAATAGTGTAAAGATAGTTAAAGAATTAAATCAATACGTAGATATTCCTACTGTGCTTACTGGTATGACAATAGAAGATTCATATGATGGTGATTTTGAAACTCGTAGAGCAATAATATATACATTTCAATTTAGAATAAAAGGATATATATTTGGACCTGTTACTAATCGTGGTATTATTCGTAGGGCTTATGTTAATCAGTTTATCCCTTCTAGTAATACTGCTACTGGAAATGTAGTTATCAGTACAACAGATGATAAACTACAAAAAATAACTTTAACACCAGGACTTTTAGCGAATGGACAGCCGACATCAAATAGTTCAGCTAGTATTCCTATAAACCAAATATCAGCAAACTCTAATTATGGATTTGCTTTTGATAGGGAAGATTTCTTTCAATGAAAAATAATGTGACAGATAATCTAAATGATGTTTTCAAAGTGGGAACTGATTTAGTGGAAGTAGAAAAAGAAAAAACAGAAGTTAATGTACCTGAAGATGTAGATAACGATTACAAATATGCAAGAGAAAATTTGTACGGAGTTATTGAAAAGGGTACAGAAGCTTTAGATAATTTAATTGACTTAGCGAAAGCTAGTGAACACCCTAGAGCATTTGAAGTTGTATCTCAACTTACCAAGACACTTGTAGATGCGAATAAAGACTTACTAGAGATTCAAAAGAAAGTTAAAGACTTAAAGAAAGAAGATGAAAAAGAACAACCTCAACAAGTAACAAATGCATTGTTTGTTGGTTCAACTGCTGAACTTCAAAAAATGATAAACGGGAGATGAAATGTACGAATATAATGTAAAAGTAGTAAAAGTAATTGACGGAGATACTGTTGATGTTGATATCGATTTGGGTTTCGGAGTTTGGTTACATAAAGAAAGAGTAAGACTTCACGGTATCGATACACCCGAATCTAGAACAAGTGATGCTGAAGAGAAAGTGTATGGACTAAAAGCTAAAGAATTTCTTACTAAATGGGTAACAGCAGGTGATGTCACTTTGAGAACAAAAACTTATGATGCTAAGGGAAAGTTTGGTAGAATACTTGGAGAATTATGGTATGGTGGTACACATAATATAAATCTAAAGATGATTGATGAACATCACGCAGTTGCTTATCACGGACAATCTAAAGATGATATAGCAGAAGAACATTTAAAAAATAGAGTTTTTATAAACGAAAGAGATAGAAACATAGAAGATAGAAAAACGAATGCCAACTAATACGTATCTTGGAAATCCAAATCTTAAAGCAAAGGGTGTACAAGTTGAATATACTAAAGATAGTGTAAACGAATTTCTAAAATGTTCTAAAGATCCAGTATACTTTGCAAAGAATTATGTTAAGATTATTAACGTAGACAGAGGACTAATACCCTTTGAAATGTATGACTTTCAAGAAGAGATGGTTAATACATTTAATAATAATCGTTTTAGTATATGTAAACTACCAAGACAATCAGGAAAATCAACAACAGTTACAGCTTACATATTATGGCTAATATTATTCCATGATAGTCAGAACATAGCCATTCTTGCTAACAAAGGTTCTCTTGCAAGAGATTTGTTAGGTAAAATACAATTAGCATATGAATACTTACCAAAATGGTTACAGCAAGGAATTGTTGTATGGAATAAAGGTAACATAGAATTAGAGAATAGTTCTAAAGTTGTATCAGCCGCAACATCATCTTCAGCTATTCGTGGTGGTTCTTACAATCTGATATTCTTAGACGAATTTGCATTTGTGGGTAATAATATGGCTGAAGAGTTTTTCAGTTCTGTTTATCCTACGATATCTTCTGGACAAAGTTCGAAAGTTATTATCGTATCTACACCGAATGGTATGAATCATTTCTATAAGATGTGGACTGATGCAGAAGAAAAGAATAGTAAATATGTGCCTATCGAAGTACATTGGGGCCAAGTACCAGGAAGAGATGAACAATGGAAATTAGAAACGATAGCAAATACTTCAGATGAACAGTTTAGACAAGAATTTGAATGTGAATTTCTAGGTTCTGCTGGTACACTTATACACCCAACTAAATTAAAAAATCTTGCACACGTTAAACCACGAAAAGTTTGGGAAGAAGTAGATGTATATGAAGATGCTATTGAGGGACACACATATGCAATGTCTGTTGATGTTTCAAGAGGTGTTGGTTTAGATTACTCTGCATTTGTTGTAGTAGATATAACAAAAATGCCATATCAATTAGTAGCAAAGTTTAGAAGTAAAGATATGTCACCTCTTGTATATCCGACAATTATATACAATGTGGGAATGCATTACAATCAAGCATTTGTTCTTGTTGAAGTTAATGATATAGGACAACAAGTGGCAGATATTTTACATCAAGACTTAGAGTATGAAAATATGTTGTCAACTACTCTTAAAGGTAGAGCAGGACAACAAATAAGTGGTGGATTTTCTGGTTCTACATCTATGGGAATAAGAACAACAAAACAAGTCAAAAGAATAGGTTGTTCTAATCTAAAAGATTTAGTTGAACAAGATAAATTTATTATACAAGACTATGACTTGATAGTAGAGTTATCTACTTTTATAAGTAGAAATGGAAGCTATGAAGCTGAAGAGGGTTCTCATGACGATTTAGTAATGTGTTGTGTTTTATTTTCTTGGCTAGCCAAGCAAACATATTTTAGAGACATTACTGATACAGATATAAGACAAAGAATCTATGATGATAAGTTAAGAATGTTAGAGGAACAAGCTTTACCCTTTGCAATTGTAGATGATGGACAGCCTGAGCAAGGAATTGTACACAATCAAGCTGATATTGAAGAATTTATCAACAGTAAAAACAAAGATAACTGGTATAGAATCTAAATCACTTAAAAAGTGTTTTTTATAAATATTAGTGTAATAAAGCAAACTAAATGCAAAAAATCTTGGTATAAATCTTAAAGGAGATAAACAATGGCATTTCAAGTATCACCTGGAGTTAATGTTAGTGAGGTTGATCTTACTACTGTTGTGCCTGCAGTTTCAACTACAACCGGGGCATTAGCTGGACATTTTAAATGGGGTCCTGTTGAAGAGAGAGTATTAATCGATAGCGAAGATAGATTAGTATCAACTTTCTCAAAACCCAATTCTAATACAGCTAGTGACTTCTTTACTGCGGCAAACTTTTTATCTTATGGTAATTCCTTATTTACAGTACGAGTAGTAGACTCTTCAACAGCTAAAAATGCCGTGACTGGTTCAGTCGGTGCATATGTTAAAAATACTACACACTATGAAGAAGCTTTCACCCATGCGTCTAATAATGGTGACTGGATAGCAAAATATCCTGGAATAATGGGAAATAGTTTAAAAGTATCTGTATGTCAAGGAAAAGCGGCATATGAAAGTGCAGTAACAGTAGCACAAACCTACTCAATAACACAGAACACAAAATCATTAAAAATTAATACTAACTCTTTTACACCCGGAAATAGTTTCGCTGTAGGAGATTTAGTTCTACTAGGACCAGATAAGCACAGTTGTAAGATAGCATCTATGTCTGGTAACACAATCACTCTAGATAGTAATTACACAGGTAATACTGTTACTAGAAGTGCAGTAGCAATTACAAGAAGATGGGAATATTTTAATAGTGTAGACAATGCACCTACGACTACTACACACGCAAATACAGTTAACTCAACTGGAGATGCAATACACGTTGTAGTTGCCGATCATGGAGGAGAAATCTCTGGTTCTGCAGGACAAGTATTAGAAGTTTGGGAAAATGTCTCAGTAGCTTCTGACGCCAAAACAGAACAAGGTGGAGGAAACTACTACAAAGATGTAATCAATCAACAATCATCTTGGATTTGGTGGGGAGCCCACAACACTAACTTAACAAATTCTGGAAAAATAGCTGGTTCTACAAATGACGGAACAGCTGGTTCTGGTATATCTTATGCGGCTGCGGCTCTACCTGTAACAAATATTATGAGTAAGGGAATAGATGGTACTAGTCCTGGAACTTCTGCCATAATTGCAGGATTAGATAAGTTTAAATCAGCAGAAGATGTTGATATATCACTTATACTCGGTTCAGCAAATGCTGTAACTGTAGCTACACATATGATATCTAACATAGCTGGTTCAAGAAAAGACTGTGTAGCAGTTGTATCACCTGAAAGAGCAGATTGTGTTAATAACAACTCTTATGCTGGTAAAGAAAGAACAGACATTATCGCATATAGAGATACACTACCTAGTTCTTCTTATGCAGTTATGGACTCTGGATGGAAATATCAGTATGACAAATATAATGATGTATATAGATATGTTCCTTTAAATGGAGATACTGCAGGGCTTATGGTTCAAACAGACTTAACTAGAGATCCATGGTATTCACCAGCAGGCTTTAATAGAGGTAATGTTAAGAATTGTATCAAACTAGCATTCAATCCATCAAAAGCAGATAGAGATGAACTATACAAGAAGGGTGTTAACCCAGTAGTAACATTCCCTGGACAAGGTACTGTATTGTTCGGTGATAAAACTATGTTGGCTCAACCTAGTGCTTTCGATAGAATTAATGTAAGACGATTGTTTATAGTTCTAGAAAAAGCTATCTCAACTGCCGCTAAATTCACTCTATTTGAATTTAATGATACTTTCACACGTTCACAATTCAAAAACTTAGTAGAGCCTTTCTTACGAGATGTTCAAGGGCGAAGAGGTATTACAGACTTTGCTGTTGTTTGTGATGGCACTAACAATACGGGTGAAGTAATCGATAGAAACGAATTTGTTGGAGACATTTATGTTAAACCAGCACGTTCAATAAACTACATTCAACTTAACTTTGTTGCAGTTCGTTCTGGAATAGAATTTTCAGAAATTGTAGGGAAAGCAACATAAATAGGTAGACAGGAGATAAAAAAATGGCTTTTAATGTAAACGAATTTTCTGGTGCCTTAAAGTCGGGTGGTGCAAGAAACTCACTTTTTCAAGTGAATATTACAAACCCGATTAACGGAGTTGCTGATGCTCAAGTCCCCTTTATGTGTAAGGGGGCTCAAATACCTGCGGCTACTTTAGGAACTATTGAAGTTCCATATTTTGGTAGACAGATTAAGATAGCGGGTAATAGAACATACGCAGAATGGAGTCCTACTATCATTAATGATGAAGATATGACAATCAGAAATGCAATGGAACAATGGAATCACTCTATCAATAGTGTTCAAGGTAACTTGAGAACTACTGGTGGTTCTGCTCCAACTCTGTATAAAGCTTCAGCACAGGTAACTCAGTATTCTAAAACTGGCGAAATTCTACGAGTATACAACTTTGTCGGATTATATCCATCAGAAGTGTCTACTATAGATATGGCTTGGGACGCCGAAACAATCCAAGAATATACTGTAACTTTTCAGTATGATTATTGGGAAGTATCAGGTGGTACTACAGGAAATGCAGGCGGAATTTAATTCTAGCAAGTGATTTCGTGAGTCATAAATATATGATTAGACACACGTAAAGGATATAATATGGCAGGAGAAAGAAAGGGTTTTCTGCGAGAAGCAGTTGAACTATTCGGATTTCGTATAGGTAGGCCTGACAAAGATGCTCAGAATCTACCTTCATTTGTTCCCCCATCTAATGATGATGGTTCTTTAACTATCGCTGAAGGTGGAGCATTCGGAACAACAGTTGATCTTGAAAATAAAATCAAAAATGAATCAGCCCTTATAACAAAATACAGAGAAATGTCTCTGCAACCAGAGGCTGAACGGGCAATAGATGATGTCATCAACGAGGCTATTATTGTTGATGACAATCAAATGCCTGTAGAAATCAACATGGACGATGTTGAAGAAGGTTATCTTTCAGAAGATATCAAAGAACTCATACGTATGGAGTTTGATTCTATTCTGAAGATGCTCAAAATGAACACTAAAGGATATGAAATCTTTCGTAAATGGTACGTAGACGGAAGAATATATTTTCATTGCGTTATAGATTTAAAAAGTCCTAGATTAGGTATCAAAGAATTACGTTACGTTGATCCAAGAAAAATCAAAAAAGTTAAAAAGCCAGTACGAGATCCAAAAGCTAAGATAGACTCTGCGGCATTAATGAAAGAAGTATTTGATAAGAAATACGAAGAGTTTTATCTATATCAAAACAAAGGCGTTAATGATAGTAATTCTGGACTTAAAATTGCACCAGATGCCATAGCCTATTGTCATAGTGGAGTTTTAGACACTAGAAACTATTCTGTACTATCACACTTACATAAAGCTATTAAACCACTTAATCAGTTAAGAATGCTAGAAGATGCTACTGTTATTTACAGATTAGCTAGAGCACCTGAAAGAAGAATATTCTACATTGATGTTGGTAATTTACCGAAGCAAAAAGCTGAACAATACCTAAGAGATATGATGATTAAACACAAGAACAAACTTGTGTATGATGCTAATACTGGTGAAGTAAGAGATGATAGAAAATTTCTCACTATGCTAGAAGATTATTGGCTCCCTAGAAGAGAGGGTGGAAGAGGAACTGAAATTACTACTTTACCAGGTGGACAAAATCTTGGTGAATTAGAAGACGTACAATACTTTAGACGTAAGCTTTATGAATCATTAAACGTACCTATCTCACGATTAGAGACAGATACACAGTTTAATGTTGGTAGAAATTCTGAAATAACAAGAGATGAAATTAAATTTTCTAAGTTTGTTAATAGATTACGTTCTAAATTCTCAGAATTATTTTTAGTTTTATTAGAAAAACAACTTATGCTCAAGGGTGTTATGACTTTAGGTGAATGGGCTGAAGTAAAAGATTTATTAAAGTTTGACTTTCAAGAAGATAATCACTTTTCAGAATTAAGAGATGGTGAAATTCTAAGAGAAAGAATGACTTTATTACAAGATATAGATCAATATACAGGAAGATATTTCTCTCAAAAGTGGATTAGAGAGAATGTTTTAAAGCAAACTGAAGAAGATATTGAAAAAATAGATCAAGAAATTGAAGGTGAGAAAGAATCCGATGATGAATTGGAGACTGAAGGCGAAACTGAGGAATAAACAATTATAAATATGTTATAGGAGAATAAATTATGGCTGAGAAAGAATACACTTCCGCAGATGCAGTAAATTTTGCAATGTCTGGTAATTCAGGTGAGTTTAAAAATGCTGTTAATAAATTAATGGCAGATAGAGTAGCACAAGCAGTAGAACTAAAAAGAGTAGATGTTGCGGCTAACTTTATGAAAACTCAAGAAGTAGAACCAGAAGTTACTGTAGAACCAGAAGTAGCGACAGCCGAACCAGTAGAGGAACCAACAGATGCGACTACAGAAGTTCAGTAATTTCATTGGCGAAGCCGATGCTAAAGATTACATAGCACCGAAAGATTCTGATGATGAAGCAATTAAATATAAGCCTCGTTCTAAAGGGGAAGAAGAATTTGTAGCTAAACATAAAGTTACTAAATCTGATGCTGAGCCTAGAGGACAAGATCATATCTTTAACGGAAGTATCAAAGAAGAAGTCGAAGTAGAAGACGAAAAAAAAAAGTTAGATGAAGGTGTTTTAGACACTTTACGTAAGATAGTTAAAGATAAACAGGCTCAAAAAATTAAGTTTAAGAATGGCAAACAGATGATGATTGATATGCAAACTGCCAATATGATTACTAAGTCATTCGATAAAAGAATTAAAAAATCTGATACTAAGGCTAAAGTTGAAAAGTTACTGGACAGTAGTCCAGAAGGCTTAATGAAAGTCTTAGATATTATGCAAAATAATTAAGGACAGAGAAATGGGAATAACAGTAAAAGGGACATCTACAGCACTAGCTACTGGTACTACAAAATTTGATGACTGTACAGCAGTTCATCTTTGTGGACATACTTCTGCTGTAACTGTAACAGTCCGAAACG